ATGTGAGATAAAGGAAATATAGTCTGTTTAGCTAAGTCAACATTAAAGATGCTCCCTTCTGTAACTGAATTAACAAACGGAGAACTATTTAACTCCGTCTTTAACTTATCTATGATCGTGTAGAATCCTACCATTTTTGTTGTTGCTTTTTAATTTGTCTAATTTCTATTTCCGTCTTTTGCTTCTCAAATGTTAGTAAGGTCAAACACTTAACCAATGGTTCTCTGGTAACTGCGTCAAATCTTGTAACGTCTCCTTTAGCGAGTGCATATATGCTTTGATACCAACCCCATTGTTTTCCAAATTGAGTTTGCTCTGAATAGTCGTTAAGTCCATCCCCTTCATCTCCTTCTCCAAATAGTCCATCAAAGCCGTCAACAATTCGCTTCCTAAAGTCCAAAAAAAAACCGATGCACCAAACACTACATTTAAAGGTGCGTACTTCATTACTTCCGAATAGTTAGCAGTTCCGTTGTACTCTTCTATTTCGTATTTTTCTCCTTTACGCTTTGTGATAGGTCTATACATTGCTGCCATAGCTTTATGCATCGTGTCCCAATCTGTAAGGTTGCGTTCTATATCGATATACTCACCCCAAGATATATTCTCTAAGTCAGGTACAAATCCAAACTCTAAATCTCCTATCTTAAAACGATGTTCAAACTTTTGCTTTACAGAAAACAATTTATTGAAGTGGCTAACCATATCAGAAATATCAGATGCTTTAATTTTTATAACATCCTTTAGTTCTATGCCGCAAAATAACTCTATCATTTTCTCAGCTATAAACTCCTCATCATTTGAGTTCTCAGCTACCTTTCTAAACTCTTGGTAGTGCTTTAATGGAATCTCACTTAGTGATGTTGGTATAAGCAATTCTAACTTCATATTTTTATAACTTTTATTTATCCTTATTGTTATACATAACTGCAATACTATACGCTTCGTTTAAGAGCATTACATCTCTTCTCATTCTCATTGGATTGTCAAATACTATTCTTACCCTTACACGCTTTCTATCGTATATGTAGTCCTGTACTATTGCTATCATTTCCTCAACGGATGGCGTATGTCCCATAGCTATTGTTTAATCCTAAAGTTTCCATTTCGTGATACCGTAGCGCATCTATAATGTGGTCATTGCCACCTGCAGGTTTATTTAATCTTACTCCTGTTCTATCCGTGTCCCAACAGTAGCTTCTAAGTTCTTTGATTAGATTAGTACTATCAGACGTTACTAAATACTCCTGACGTTGCATTACATCTATTCCGTAATTAATCGAATCCTTTCCTTTCGTAACACCTTTAATCGTTATTCCTTGTCTGCGTATTTCTTCTATACTTTTAGGCTCAGCACTATCTGCATACACTACTACGTTTTTTTGTAGTTCTTTAGCTATGTCAGAGTTAAGCATACCGGTGCGATATACCTTTTCTCTTACTATTCTTTGTCCGTTGTATTGATATATTTCCACTATCGCAGTAGGGTCAACTGAATAACCAAAGTCTAATCCTATGCCAATTAATCGTGCTTCAATCGGAATATTATCGATTATCTTCCAATTATTAAACACAACTCCTTCTAAGCTACCTACTAAACCAAGTCCGTAAACGTTCCACCAATTCCTCCAATACTCAGAAGTCTTTGCTTTCTCTTTGTTCTTTTCTATTTGGTCTATTATGGATTGGTCTAAGGCTTCGTTATCCTTGTAGGTTAGAATTATGAAGTCGCTATCTGGTTCGTCTTTTAGTTCCGTGTGTACCCAAAACTCATTCGCAGGGTTAAAGTCTAAAAATACCTCTCTCTTCGTTCTAATCGATAACTCATTGTACGCTTCAAAAGTGACATTGTTACACTCGTTAATATATAATATATCCCTACGAGCGCCCCGTAACTTAGAACTATCATCAGCCGAAAAGAATTCCATAACGCTGCCATTCGCAAATTCATATCTTAAAAGTGATTTATTAAAGTTTGCATCTACATATCTATTAGTCCACCTCATTATCTTTAAGAAGTCTTTTAATGCACCTCTTCTTAAATGTGGTATTGTTTCAGCTACTATACTAATCTCAGTAGTATTCTTTAATGCTTTGTCTATTAATACTGCTAAAATAGAATACGTTTTCGAAGCAGAAGTCCCGCCCTGAATTATTTTAGTTCGTCTTTTTAAAGATAAAACTTTATTCGTTGCTGTTGTCCTCTGAAACATCTGGGAATAAAGGTATTTCAATATTATGCTGCTCTATCTGCTGAACAGGTGCGCCATATCCTGAATCCATCAAAGCCTTATACGCTGCTACATCTCCTTCACGTGCTTTCTTAATCAATGCTAACGTCATTAAATCTTCCTGAGACATTGTTTCATTCTCGCCTGTTAAAGGATTCTTTAAGTTTTGATTAACTTCTAACCATTGGCGTGCTATTGTGCTTCGGTTCTTACTTCCCTTTGGTCTTCCTGCAGGATTTCCGCTTTCGCCTTTTTCCCATCGTGGTTCTATTTGTCCTTTTCCTGCCATTGTTCGTTGTTGATTCGTTGTTTATTTTAATTCAAATGATGCGGTAATTCTTGTGCTGCTATCTGTTTTTCTTGTGCTAATTGGATTTCCTGTGTTTATATTTTGAGGTGGTTTTCTACCAAAACTTCTACATATCCAATTTGATGATTTTTTTAAAGCATTAATTAAACTTGGTGCTGATGTAATAATAGTATATCTCCAATTTTCTTGTTTATAAATTGCTCCAACTTCATTAAGCAATCTTAATCCTATTCCTGCTCCTTGATAGTCAGGTAAAATAACTAATCGGTGAACTTGTTTAAAAAATTTACTCTTGGGATGAGGAAAATGAAAAACACTTATAAATCCTGCTATCTCATCGTTTACTGTTGCTATAAATACATTAGCGGCGTTATTATGTGAATGACTTAAATAATGGTGCTTAGCAAACATTTTCCAAATTGACTTATCTCCGTAATTGAATATTTCAAATTTAATTTCTGGTCTATTTTTTTTTTGCCCTTCAAAACTTTGAAAGGTCATTGTATCGGTGTTAAATACCCAATCGGGAAGTAACCAATCTTGTACGTCAAAATGACAAGTAACTGCTATAAACTTTTTATTTGTTTTTCTAATGGCTTTCTGCATAGCAAAAGAACCTATTTGAGCCACGTTTCTATCTACTACGCTTGTAAATTCATCAAATACAAATAGTTCGTTTTTTTCTAATATTGCTCTTGCTAAATCAACTCTCATCTTTTGTCCGTTACTTAAAACTGAATATGGTTTTAACCAACTCGGTGGGCTAGAAAAGCCTACTGAATTAAATGCAGATGTAATTTGTTCTACGCTACATTCTTTTGGCATATCGTCTAATACAGTTTCTTTCGTGTATTCATAAGATGTTACATAAGCATCTTCAAATAATTGTTTTGCTATTGTAGTTTTTCCTGTTCCGCTTTTTCCTACAATTAACCCTATTTGCCAATTATCAGGAATATCAATATCTCCTTTAAAATGTTCAATTACGTTTTCAGATTGTAAATCAAATTTACCAATCACTGAAGCAACTCTAAAAGTTTTAGTTGGCTTTACTTCTTTTACAATGTCAAAAGTCGGCATTCGTAACCCTCCTCAATTAATTTGTTGTAACTATTTTCTTGATGTTCTTCGTCTTTACATACGATTTCAATACGATATAAATTATCTATTGTACTTGATAAATCTTTTAATTCAGTTTCATCATCTTTAAATATAGGTAAATCCAACCCCCAATCCTCTAATTTTTCGGTGTCCCATTCATTTGCTAACATATCCCAATCCCATTCTCCAAAACCTACATTATCCTTTACAATGAATTCGTCTTTCTGCTGCTCGGTTAGATTATCAGCCTTGACAATATACACTTCTTTTAACCCTGCTTCTTTACACGCTTTTAAACGCATATTACCACCCAGAACAATATTGTTTTCATCTATTACGATAGGTCTTAACTCAAGCATCTGTGGAAAGTCCTGTATAGACTTTACTAACTTTTTAAACTTATCGTCTTTAATTAAACGTGGATTCTTTGGGTTCGTCTTTACCTCGCTTATTTTTACTTTATCTACTTTCATATTAGTTCAATGAGTAATTATAACTTCTATACTCTTCATAGTTTACTTCTTCCAGATGTATGGTCTTAATCGTGTTATCATAAAACAACACATACTCAGCTTCAGCAATTGCCATAGTAAGTCTTAAGCTATTCCATACTTGTCTATGGAGTTCTGGGTTTATAACTACTAAGTAATAGTTCACTATGCAGTCTTTAGTCTTCAGTATGTTCGTCTTTATATTGGTTGTATACTTTCTTCAACTGATTAAGAATATCTCTCCAACAACTAGAGCAGCTTGTAGGCTCTCTGTTTATATTTAAAACTCTATTGTAAACTTTGAGTAGTTCGTGTTGATCGCTCGGTGCTATTTCAGCAGTATTCTTACCAAAGAAAGTATCTAATACATTATATTCGTCTTCATTTAGGCAGCTAATCTTTCTGTAAGGAAATAGTTCGTTTAGCTTCTTCTTACGCTCGTCACATCCGCAGTCCTCTCCAGCTATAAACTTTACTAACTTCTTGATGCCTGTTTTCTTAAATACCTTTTCTAAAGTATCTCCTAAACCTTCAGCGACATCTTCTTTAATCTCGTTTACTAATTCTTGTCCTTCGTCTTTTAATAGGTCTACCACTTCGGTAACTACCTTCGGCTGCCTACCCCTTCTTTTCTTTTCCATTTCCTAATTCTTTAATCATTAATTCTAAATGTACTATTCTTTCTAAAAAGTGTTTTGCATCTAATAAGTTAACATTTTCGCCTTGCAGACTATTTGCAAATGCTACATATGCTAACTCCTTTTGGTTTTCTAAATACGCTTTTATCGTCTTCATTTGTTATCTATTAAGTTCATATATCTTTCTTTTAGTTGGTCAAATTCTTCCTGTAGCTTTTCGTGTTTCTGTAGCAAAGCATAATACTTGTCTAACTGCTCAGTATAATTCTTACGCAATTCCGCTAACGTTGTGTATGTATTTTCAGATTCTTTCATAATCGCCATTCAAATAATCTTCGTAGTCTTCTCCTACATT